GCGCGGCCCGCCGCCGCGGCCGGCGACAATCGCCCCCCTAGGCTAACAGGGGGGGAGCAAAAAACCCAAAGACCATTAGCGGGGGAGCAAAAAATCGACTGGGCGGCCTATCAGGAAAGCGAATACTTTAAAACTTTCGTGACCAACCAGCGCGGCAAGCTCATAGAAATTCCATTACGCAAAGGCCGTGAAGATGGCGCCCTAATCGACTATCTGACTTTCACTTTCAGACGGGAAAGCCTGATTGAATATTTCAAGAATCGCATAATCGGCGATAACGAATACATCGTGGTGGCCAGCGAAATGTTACAAAAAATCTTCGGCTACGGCCTGACCAAAAAAATGCCAGGCAAAGGCAAGTTTTTTTACCAAGGCTATTACCAAGTCGGCCCCGATAACGCCCCATACGGAACCCTGCATTACGGTGGCCAGCGCGATACCGTCTTAGTTGATTTGACTGGCACCGGCTGCCAAGCCGCAAAGCCCGGCTGGGAAGTCCGCCTTTATCAATTTTTGCAGGTGGCCATTAACGCCCGTATTACTCGTTGCGACGTCGCCCATGATTTTTTCAACGGCGAATACACCCCGGAGCAAGGTATTTCCGATCATGCAAAGGGTTTGTACGACAACCATAACATTCGCCCCAAAATCGAACGCCGCGGCACGGCATGGATGAACGAGGACAACACCGGCAAAACCCTCTACATAGGACGCAAAGGCTCTTCCAAGCTGCTGCGTATTTATGAAAAAGGCAAAAAGTTCGGCGATGAAAACAGCCCGTGGGTTCGTTTCGAAGTCGAGTTCAGAAAACACGATTGCCTGATACCCATAGATATTTTGCTGTATCCCGGGCAATACCTGACCGGCGCATTTCCGATTGGCGAGCAACTTTTCACGACTCCTGCCAGCCGTATAGAGACTAAAACCCAAACTGTGAACCTGTCCTTTGACCAAAAAGAATTTCACGCAAAAAACCAAGTAGGCCGCTTCGTTCGTTTCCTAGTCGATATAGGGCTACCTGATAAAGAAATCGTTAAAAGATTGTGCGGGGAAGAAAACAAATACCCGAAAGGTTTAGATCCTTCCGAATACGATTGCGAAGCCATCAAAACTTATTACCTGCATGACGAAGGCTTCAAACCTTTAGATATAGACCAATTCAAAATGACTTTGGATAACTATTTTTTAGATGATGATTATCAAGATAGATTGAGCAATGCCCATAGAGTCGCAGAATCATTAGTAAATCAGCAAGACTACGAACACTTTTTCATTCAAGAAAGGAATTAACAAATGGATTTCAGCAAATTACAACAGCCCCTTTTCGAACGCGCCATCATCATGGGCGTAACCCGTTTTAAAGGCGAAATTGACGGCAGCGAAATTGATTCATGCACCGTTTTTCGTGCCGCTCCCTTCAATGATGCCAGCGGCAATGCAATGGGTCTTGGCCTGGCTAAAGTTCGTTTCGGCAGCAGCAGCAACTTTGACCGTTTTGCCGGTCTGACCTTCCCTTGTGAGCTGGAAATTCAACTTGCCCGCGTAACCAACGGCAGCGGCAAAGAAACCGTCGTTATGAAAGACTTCCGACCGGTTGCCGAAGCCAAAAAATAGAAAGGCGTAAGCCATGGAAGAACGCTACATCGTGCAGGATTTGGACACCTTCGAATTCCTGTACCCCGAAAGAACGGGCGGAATAGGTTTAACGCCCTATCTCAAGTTGGCCGGGCATTTCTCAACCCGTGCCGATGCAATGGAAGCCGGAATAGACGAACTCGGTTCAGAGTTTGCCGTTTTCGCCTTCTTCGTACCGCAAGAATCGAACAAAGAAACTAAGCAATAAATAGGGCTTTCTGTCGTTGCCGGGCGGCCAGCGACATTAAACCTTTGAGAAGCCGCCCACTAATTTTTTGGAAGCAGAAATGTTGACCGGTATTGCACACATCATCGTTCCGCTGGTTAGGGAGCAAGAATTAGTCGATATGCTGATTCAAAATATAGGGATGATATTGGTATTACTGCTTCTCTGTTTTGTTTTGAAGCATTAACGTTATCCGGTAAGTAACTGAAAAATCTTTCACGATCCATTAATTTTTTGAGAGGAGTAAAAATGCCATTTTATAGTTATGAAGAATTTGAAGAAGCCGTTGGAGAAATCGACGATGATGAAATGGTAGATGATTTCCATACTTGGGAAGAGCTTCAGGAAGAGTATCCGGATGGCGTATTTGACGAAGATGCCGAATTTATCCCGTTCTGATTGTTTTTAAGAAATTAACGCTATCCGGGCGGCGTTAATCAAGTCAATGCCCGATTTAAAAACTTGTTTTAAAGGAAAACATCATGTTGAAACATAAAGCAACAGCCTTGGCCGTTATGGCTTCCGCCTTCTTGGCACCCAATGCTCCCGCTGGTGCGGTAGCCGATGCAGTAACTACAGCGACAACCGATTTTAAAGCTGACTTGGCGGCCGTTGGTGGTATCGCTGTGTCTATCGGCCTGATCGGTATCGCCTTCATTGCCGGTATCCGTTTGATCAAACGCGCGGTGTAAAGAGTAAAGGCGGGCATTATGGAAGGCTATTTGGCAGGAGGTCAATGCTTCGGCTCTGTGCAGGAAGCGTCCGATTACAAAATGTCCCAAGTGGTGCCCGCCATTACCGCGGATGGAAGTTTAAAAACGCCAGTTTATCAAAACGGCAAGTGGTATTACGGTTCGCAGGAAGTCAAGCTGACTTTCCCGCCGTGCGATCCGGTCGCCTACGTTACAGATGGCGCCTTAGTCGCTTCAGTCGCCATATCAGTTGCCGCTTTTGCCTTTGTTATCCGTTGGGCAATCCGCGTATTCCAGCAAACCCATGAAAATCCCGAAAAATGAG